TCTATAAGTTTCTTCTACTTTTGCGTTTAATAATTTCATTAATCTAATTTTTCCTTTAATATATTTAAGTAACTTATCGCTACGTCAAAAGACCCTGTATTACTTGATTGAACAGTCATCGTTGTATTACCTTCTACAATAAGAGGTTGGGTCAATAATTCTGTAGTAGTATCTGCTGTCAATGCAGCAGTTTTAATTGCTGTAATACTATTGTTAGTTACAGTAACTGTAGGTGTTGAAGCAGAAGTAACAAGAATTGATTTAATAATTATAGTTTCATTAATCTTTGGTACACCTGTGCCAAATAAATTTAAAGCATTACCAGTAGTATCGTTATCTATTCCTACAAATTTATATTGGTTTACTACTGCCATTATTCTAAAAAGAAACTTTTAGCTTCTATCTCCTGTTTTACTTCTTCTTGAAAAGAAGAATTTAATTTTTTAATCACACTGTCAAGATCCCTGACCAATGATTGTAAATTTCTTTGTGTATATTCGGGTGCCGCTCTAGTTAATGATTGTACAATTTTTGCCATTATATTTTTTTAAGTTTTACATCTATTTTGCTATAATCTATCATCATATAACCATTAGAATGTTGAACGGATGCCCAAGGAACTTCGTGAGCCATCGCTCCTTGATAAGTTGTTGGACTATCTTTGTAATTAAATTTATATATATTTATGTTAGATGGTGACTTACCTATTAACTCTACATTTTCTTTTAATCTAATATCACTAAAACCTAAATTACCCAAACCACTATTAGTAGCACTAGTTCCGCCAGTGTTGTTATTACCTTGATTTTGACCTTGTCCATCACCATTACCAGGTTGATTTTCTTCTGCATCTACACCTGGATCTGCATAACTTTGATCTTCAAATTGTGGACCTACTGGACCTGTATTTGTTTGATTATTATCATCATAATCACCGCTACCGTCAGTAGTAGTAGTAGTATTATTTAATTCTTCGTAATCATCATTAATTTTTTGTGCCTCTTTATAAAAATCTAAAATTTTTATTAAATTTTTTACATTTGTTTTGTCTTTTTTCTTACCACCTGCATCTAAATAATCTTCATATTCTTCGATGCTCCCAAATTTATCTATTTTAGAATCAAAATATTTATCAATACTTTCTTGATCAAATTGACTAAAGTTTTTACCATCATACGTTTTCATTCCGCTAGGTGTATTAAATAAATAACCTGCTGAAGCTAAACCATCGTACATTGCTTTTTGTTGATCTGTTAAACCCCCAATACCATACTGAGGTCCGTCACCCCCAATATTACCTAGTATAGTAGGAATAACTGAAAAAGGATTTAAAGCTGCTATTCCAGCTTGTGCCCAACTAGGAAGTTTTGATTTAATTTGACCCGCTTTATTAAACATCTTAGATAAAAAACCTAGTTTTTCGTCCTCTGATTCAAGGCTATCAAAGGCATCTTTAGAGTAATCTAAATTATTTCCAAAATCTGAAGTATATTCAAAACCACCTTCATTACTTTGTAGGCCACCTGGATAAGTTCCGCCCGCATTAATTAAAGCTTCTACTGCTTGTTGAGAATCTGGACCATCTTTTTTAACTATATCTATATAAGTATTTCCATAAACAGGACTAACTGCAGTCCCTTCTCCAAACATATTTCCTGCTGGATTAAAATCACCGCCACCACCAGTGTCTGCAAAAGCATCTGTATTTACAATACCTTCATCTGTTACAACATCATTACCTGTATCTGTTGGAAGAGTAAGACCTAATCTATATTTTTCTTGAGGAAGATATTGATAGTTTTCAAATAATTTTTGATCTGCTAAGTTATAAAATTTAGGTGGCATTATCTCATTCCTCCTGGTGCAATGTCTAATCTAAATGTACCAAGTTTCCAGTCTTGACCGGTTCCTGTATTAGATACTTTTAATGCAACAGACCTTGCTCGTACTCTTGTGCTTTTAAAAGTTGTGCTTGAAGTAACTGTAAAGTCTGTAGTAACGGGTGTACTATTAGGATAATTTCTAGTTGTAAAACTAACTTGTGTGTCACCAGTTTGATTAATAAAGTCTGGAATAAATCTCATAATCCTCATAATATATTCACCGTCTCCTCTAAGATCAGGTGTCCCTACTGTTTGACCTGTCGTACTTCTTTTTTGTGTAATATCAAAATCACCGGAAACAATATTAGCCGTAACTGCAGTAATTACACCACCTGCATTTTCTTGATCGGTCCCTGTTTCGTGCTGATAGTATATACTACTTCCGTCCACATTGCCAGTAACATCATACGAAGCATTGTCACTAGGGTCATAAAGTGTTGCATGAGGTTTATCATACACAGCAGAATCCTCCCAGGCAGACCTGTTCAATGTTCCTGTGGTCCAAATAGGTCTTTGGGTCGTGGAATCTAAATAATTATAGGTAACAACCCTATCTACTGTAGTTGCATTAGCCGAACAATAAAACCAGTTAATTTCTCCAAAAAGATTATTTACTCCTGCATTAATTAAATCTCTAGGTACTGAGTTTAAACTGTCGTAAACAAAATCTTCAACTAAACATGGAAGAGATTTTAGTTGACCATCGTAATTAAAGAAACCGTTTTCCGACATCCAATAAGCAGAACCATCGACTTCAACCGCTGCATTTTTACCAATCAATCCACAGTTAGTACCTGCTTGTGCGAATGCAAAAGTAAAAGGTGCTCCAACAAATTGCATTAAGAATAGTGATGTATCCGTCCAAATATATATAGCATCCCTACCTTTAATTGCAGACATAATTTTAGAACCTGCGGCAAGTCTTTGTGAACCTGCAGTATTGTTTGCTGTAATGGTATAGTTATTAATATCTTCTTGATCCGAGAATCTTATAAACATGTCATCTTGTGTAGTCTTATCCCCTATTTCAGTTTCTGTTCCAAAGAAAACTAAGTGTCTATCCGGGGTTGACACCAATACATGACGCGATGCAGTTGGTGCACCGGTAATAATAGTTGCTCTATTAGCTACTGCATTTGGCGCTGCAGCATCCCATTCAAAACATTCTCTATTATAAATAAGTGCAATTAATTTTGTACCGTAATTATCTAAAACCCATAAACCAGGATTTAATGTAAACTGTGTAGTAGATGAAGCTTGGCCCCATCCATTGTAATTTGTAACATCGGTAACAGCAGCGCCTGCACTATGGGTTGCAGCGGTGCTACCATTAGCACCTCTTGCTCCACCAGTTAAAGTTCCTGTTGCCGTATTATTTGCTGTGTATGTAATAAATTCTGTACCTATCTGTATTGTACCGGAAGAAGGGAAAGCTGCAGAACTTGTCAATACAACAGTTGTTCCTGTTGTATTTGTTAAAGCAGTTGCAAGAGTTGTTGTTGCAGCACCATTAACTATACCACCAAATAAACCTGTACCCCAACCAAAACCAGATTGTTGTTTAGCAGGTCCAACACTGTAATAATATAATGCATCAGCAGACCCTGCACCTGATAAAGGTGTTCCTGTTTCTGTAGTTGCCATTGTTAAAGTAAAAGTTGTATTGCTTGGAACAGAAGTTACCATGAACTTTTTACCTTCGAATGTTGCGTTGGTAAAAGTAGAACCAGATAGTCCTGTAACATTTTCAAACATTACGATGTCGTCATCGTCTAACGGTACAGACGTAGAGACTGTTACTGTTACAACGTTTGAACCTGATGTACTTGTAAATGTTGCGCCTGAAACAGTTTTTTCTATTGGGTGAATATCGTAATAAGCGCCTTCAGAAAAAACATAAAGAATTCTATTAGTTCCAATTGCAGAATATTTTATGCCGACATTATCATCCCAATTATGGATTGCTCTTGCGGCACCTGTTAATTTATTAGAACCTAGTTGATCCCAACCACCGATTTTTTCAGGAGTACCATATCTAAAACGTACATTGTCTCCATCAAACCATTGCCCCTCGGCCCCGGTCTCTGTGACTTGTTTATTAAATCCTGGTGCAAATCCTAGTTTCTGTAGCATAAATTAATCCCTAGTTTAAAATATACTAGAATACTAGTTATATCAACACATGTTATGGGTAAAAAATTAAACTATTCAGCAGTGTAGGCTTTACCAGAATCTATAGCCGCATTAACTGCAGTCATATCTTCTGTAGTCCAGTAATCTTTAGCAACCATAAGTTCTAAGTGTTCAACATTTCTATTAACACAATCTTGTCTATCAGCTGCATTATCTTCTGACATTTCAGAACCATCAATGATACCA